TAGCTAACACAGCTTACTCTAAAATGGTAGGTGACTTTGTAAACGATGCTAAGCGTATTGTAGAAGATTCACATGACTGGTCTACGTTACGAACAACTATTGTTGTCCCTACGGTAGCCGATACTACAGAATATAGCTTGACAAATGCTGGAGAACGTGTTAAAATATATAGTGCTATCAATGACACATCAAACTTTTTTATGCGCTATGAGTCACCTAACTGGTTTAATAACGCATATTATATCTCTGGTGAAGTCACGGGCACTCCAGACTCCTATACGTTCAGTGGTATAGACAGTAATGAAGACACTAAGGTACAGGTGTATCCTAAGCCTGACGCAGTGTACTCTTTACGCTTTGACCTTATTGCAAGAGAAGCTGAGTTATCTGGCGATACAGACACTACAGTGTTACCTAAGAACGCTATTATCCACAATGCTGTAGCTTTGTTGGCTAGAGAGCGTGGTGAGACAGGCGGTACTACTTCACAGGATTATTTCTTAATTGCAGACAAGCATTTATCGGATGCTATTGCAATAGATGCCTACAAGAATCCTGAAGAATTTATCTACAGAGTACCCTAATGGCTGAGCAACGTCAAAACATATACATAGGTGCTCCCGGCTTCAAAGGTCTTAACACACAGGACTCTCCTGTAACACAAGACCCTGCTTTTGCGTCTATCGCTGAAAATGCTGTTATTGACAAGTTCGGCAGGATTGCAGCGCGTAAGGGTCTAAAGAAGCTAACAAGCAGTGCTACACCTTTAGGGTCTAGTATTGGCATAGAGACTATCTTTGAATACATAGACGAAAGTGGCGACAAGGTTGTATTTTCCTCCGGTAACAATAAAGTATTTACAGGGACATCAACACTTACGGACGTAACTCCTTCTGGCTATACACCTACAGCTAATAACTGGAAGATAGTTAGTCTTAACAACCATGCTTACTTTTTTCAACGTGGTCACGAGCCGCTAATATATACTGATGAGTCTGGATCTGGTGTCTTAGATAACATTAGCGACCATTCACATTCCACAGGCACTGCACCTCAAGGTAATGAAGCATGTGCAGCTTTCGGTAGACTCTGGGTAGCTGATGTTACTGGTAATAAACATACTTTGTTCTTTAGTGATTTACTTAACGGTCACGCTTGGACAGGGGGTAGTTCAGGATCACTAGACTTAACTACTGTTTTCCCTGAAGGCTTTGATGAAATAGTGGCTGTACGAGAGTTTAACAACTTTTTAGTTATCTTTTGTAAGAGAAGCATTCTATTGTACTCTGGGGCTTCGTCTCCTTCTAGCATGACATTATCTGATGTTATTACAGGCATTGGTTGTATTGCTAGAGACAGCGTACAGGCCATAGGTACAGATTTAATTTTTTTATCTGACTCTGGACTGCGTAGCTTAGGTAGAGTTATACAAGAAAAGTCTAACCCTATAGGTAACGTGTCTAGGAATGTAAGAGACACAATGATGCTCGCTGTTAACAATGAGACAAACAACATCAAGTCTGTTTACAGCCCAGAAGAATCTTTTTATCTTTTGTTCTTACCAACGTCCTTAGAAGTTTATGTGTTTGACATGAGAGGAACACTAGAAGACGGTAGCTACAGAGCAACTATATGGGCAGGCATAACTGTACTTTCTGGCGCTAGACTTGCAGACGGTACTTTGTATTTAGGCAATGCTAAAGGTATAAACGAGTACGATGAGTTTCTGGATGACACAGATACTTACGTAATGAAGTACTTTACTAACCCTATGTCTTTTGGCGATCCTTCCAGAATTAAGATGTTGAAGGAAATATCCTTTACAGTCATAGGCGGCTCAGGTAGTCAAGTAGTTGGCAACTGGGCTTATGATTATACGGAAGGTTACAGTAAACAGGCGTTTACAGTAGCCACAAGTTTAATTGCTGAGTATGGTGTCTCTGAGTACAATGTTAGCACATCGGAATATAGTGCAACTATTGTTATTGACGTAGCTAGAGTAAAAGCTACAGGCTCAGGTAAAGTCGCTACTATCGGTATTGAAGCAACAGTTAACGGTGGTGCTTTATCCATTCAAGAGTTAAACACTGAAGCAATTTTAGGTAGACTAATTTAATGACTAATTATACAAAGACAACAAACTTTGCAACTAAAGACACTCTGCCTTCCGGCAATGCCAATAAGATTGTTAAAGGCACAGAGATTGATACAGAGTTTAATAACATTGCAACTGCTGTAGCAACTAAGGCAGACACTGCTGGCCCTACGTTTACTGGTACTACTACATTTGAAACATTGTCAGATGGGACTATCTCTATCACTGCTTTTGTCGATGAAGACAACATGGCATCCGACAGTGCAACACTTCTGCCTACACAACAGTCAGTCAAAGCATATGTAGACTCTCAGGTTACTGCACAAGACTTAGACTTCCAAGCAGACTCCGGTGGTGCTCTAAGCATTGACTTGGACTCAGAGACACTTACGTTTACTGGAGGCACTGGTGTAGACACAAGCGGCTCTGGTAACGCTGTTACGTTTGCTATTGACAGCACTGTAGCTACTCTAGCAGGCACACAGACGCTAACCAATAAGACACTTACCTCGCCTACGCTTAACACACCTACTATTGGTACTTCGTTTACTATTGGCTCCGCTACAATTACTGAAGCAGAACTAGAGATTCTGGATGGTGCTACAGTAACTACAGCAGAGCTAAACATTCTGGATGGCGTTACAGCGACTACGGCAGAGCTTAACTACGTCGATGGCGTTACGTCAGCCATACAGACACAGATAGACGCTAAAGCGCCTTTAGCATCGCCAACGTTTTCCGGGACGGTGACTACCGCTGCAATAACCGGCACGTCTGCAACTTTTACCGTAACTGATAATTCAGACAATTTATCTTTGGTTAGCAGTGATACTGACGATAACTCTGGCCCGAATCTGCGAATGTATCGCAACTCTAGCTCTCCCGGTGATAACTACGCTCTTGGTCAAATAGACTTTGAGGGCAAAAACGACGCCTCGCAAGACGTTCGCTATGGCTTTATAAGCGCCAAAATTAGTGATGCTAGCGATGGCACTGAAGATGGACAGTTACGCTTCTTTACGATTGCGGGTGGCACAGAAACGCAAACGATGACTTTAGATTCAGGCAGAGTCGGCATCGGGGTTACTCCAGAGGCTTGGACAGTATTCAATCCAGTTTTGCAAATTGGACGAGGTGCAATTGCGGGGTCAAGCAATACTAATATCAGAATTTTCAGTAACACATATTATGATGGAGCGTATAAGCGGATTGCTACTGGAGCAGTATCGAAATACGAACAAGCAGACGGTAATCATATTTGGTACAGCAATCCTTCTGCCGCAGCAGACTCCACCTTTACCCCAGATGAGCATATGCGACTAGACCCCAGCGGGAATGTCGGCATCGGGGTTATCCCTGATGGAGCATTGTCATTAGAATCGCCAAGCTACACCGCTGGCGGTATTGCTAATGGGATTCGTTTTCAAAATGGGAACAACACTGCTGACGCAATCATACAAAGTTATTACAGTGGCACATCTAGTTCTGCGCTCCTTCATGGCGTCAACAGCTACTTGTCGACCGGGGCTGCGTTCACTGCAATAGACACAAACAAGCCTAGTTCCTATTTTTTACAAAATACTAACGGCTCATTCGATTTCGGCAGTGCCCAGACAGGCAATCCAAGCTCCAAGGTAACGATTGGCACCAGCGGCAACGTCACTATCGGCTCTGTTGCTTCTGGCGTGGCCACAGCTACACCCGTTGAGCTAAATCTAGGCAGCACTTTTGCAAATTCAGCAGGCAGTCTTAGCAAAGCCAAGTTAAAAATCTTTGAAGATTCTTCTGGAACCGTGTACGGACTGTCTGTTTCTAATGGGTTAATGGAATTTGGTGCTCCAAGCAGTGCGGGTTTTGCGTTTTTCATAAACGAAGATGAAAAGGCACGGATCGACTCCAGCGGCAACTTGTTGGTGGGTGACACAAGTTCGTCATTTCCGACAAATGTACAAGGTGTCAAAATTTTTACAGCCAACATAGGAATCAGCCATAACACTTCCAACAATTCTGGCGATTCATATGTGCGATTTGGTTATAGCACAAACACTATTGGATCAATTACGCAAAACGGAACTACGGCTGTTCTCTACAACACCTCATCAGACCAGCGCCTCAAGGAAAACATCGTAGACGCACCTTCTGCTTCTGATGACATTGACGCTATTCAAGTGCGTTCATTTGACTGGAAGGCTGACGGGTCACACCAGAAGTACGGCATGGTTGCTCAGGAGCTACAAGGCGTTGCACCGGAAGCAGTATCAGCACCTGAAGATCCTGACGAAATGATGGGCGTTGACTACTCAAAGCTAGTCCCAATGCTCGTCAAAGAAATTCAATCGCTACGCGCCCGCGTAGCACAACTGGAGCAAAACTAATGGCTACATGGACTATTTCACAACTAGAAAGAAACACGGCAGACGGCGGCGTAATTGTTGCACACTGGCGAGTAACTGAAGAAGAAACTGTAGGTGACGTAACTTACTCAGCATCTTCATATGGCACCTGTGGGTTTACCCCAGACCCTGACGCTGAAGACTTTGTTGCTTATGACTCTCTTGACGAGGCTACAGTACTTGGCTGGGTTCAAGCAGAAGTAGATCAAGATGCTATTGAAGCTAGCTTGACTGCTAACATTGCAGAGCAAAAGACACCTACAACCTCTACAGGAATGCCTTGGTAATGAAACAAGAGCAAACGCAAACACTTGACTTAGCTTTAGAAGCACTAGAAAAGAT